CTTTATTAAGATTGCACAACAGATGCACATACAAAACTATCTAGGCACTAGCTTATATGATAGAATATCTGCGGATATATTAAACAACACGCTTTCTGGAGACTATTTAGGATTAGTTAATGATTACATACAACCTATGTTAATACATTTCGCTATGGTGGACTATTTACCTTTTGCAAGTTATGAGTTAAGAAACGGTGGTTTGTTTAAACATAAGTCTGAAAACTCAGAAAGTCCACAGAAAACAGAAGTTGATTTTTTAGCACAAAGACACAGAAACTTTGCAGAGTTCTATACTAGACGTTTTATAGATTATATGTGCTTTAACAATAATTTGTTTCCAGAGTATAACACAAACCAAAACGATGATATGTACCCAGACAAAGATGCTAACTTTGTAGGCTGGGTTTTATAGTAAGTTTATGCCGTATAAAATAAAAAAGACAAATTTTAATAAGCTAATTTCTTATTTAAAGAAACAAAATAAACCTTTAACAAAGGAGAAAACTAAATGATTAATAACGTTTTAAAAGCTAAAACAAGAGAATACACTAGCAGAGGTTTAACAACTGAAAAAATATCTGTTACTTGGCGACACTATATTAGTGGAATTTCTACTTACACTCTTTTTGGCACTGGTGCATCTACTGCGTTTCCTTATGCTTATGGCGGTATTGGAGTTCCTTATGATGCTTATTTTAGTCAATTTCAATTGTCATCAATGCCTTACTCAACTAGACAGTTTCCTAACGGTAGCTCTTTGACTTTAAGCGTTTATGTGGATAATGTTTTAAAAGGTAGTCAAACAAGTGCTTACGGCAATAATGTTAGAGAAGTAGTGATTTTAGATTTTGGTAGGTCAATAGAAATAAACAGAGGTCAAGTGGTAACGCTAAGACTACAAGTAAACGGACAGTGGTGGTATTGTACTAGCACTTCAATAATAATAGAGAGATAATGAAAAAGCCAGTATTAGCATTAGTACCTAGTGCAGAAAAAACTTTAAAAGTTTATTCAGTTTTACCAGTAAACGGTGACGGAGATTTTGAACTAAGAAGAAACGGTGCTGCAAATAGAATAAATAAAGACGGTTTAATTGAATTTGTTTTAGGCTCAAATAACCCAAGATTAAATTGGAGTAGTGAATGTCCTAGTCTTTTATTAGAGGGTACATCTACAAATTTACAAATAAGAAGCGAAGAGTTTGACAATGCAGCGTGGACTAAAACATTTATAACAGTTACTGCAAACGATACAATTTCACCAGACGGAACAGAAAGTGCTGATAAATTACAAAGAACAAACACTGCAGCTAGTTACATATATGACGCTATAACCATTGGTTTTGGTGCTAAGACTTACACTAATTCAATTTTTGTAAAAAAAGGCGAGGGTAGTTTTTTAGCCATTAGAGCTAGAGGCTCTGGAGCGTGGGTAGATTTAAGATTTAATTTTTTAACTAAGCAAATAATTTCTTACACTGCAACAAGTATTTTTACTGCAATAAGCTCAAAGGTTGAGGAGTTTGACAATGGTTGGTTTAGAATATACTTTACATATACAACGGACGGATATAACATACTGACGCACTCTTATAGTCCTAGATTTACTCAAGGCGATATTGATGACACAGACGTAAACAACAATGCTAATTGTTTTATATGGGGTTCACAAGTTGAGGAGCAGATATATGGCTCAAGCTATATAAAAACAGAGGGTAGTATAGCTACAAGAAACAAAGAAACTAGAGTAGCGACTGGATTATATGGTGACCCAGAATTTAATAAAAATGAGGGAGTTGCATTTATAGACGTTAAACCTTTTCCAGTCGATGCAAGTGATACAAATGGAAACATAATATCTTTAGTGGGGGGAACTTATAATCAAATGTTTTTTAGGTTCAGAACAAATAATGTTTTAGAATTTTACGTAAATAACGCACCATCTCCAGCAATAATTGACTATGACTTAACACATAATGGCGGCAGAATTAAAGCAGCTATAAGGTGGAACAACGGTAATTATTCTATTTTTGCAAATGGACAACTTCTTAATAGTTACTTAAATACTAGCAGATTTTTTACTGACTTTGAAACATTCCAATTTCAACAAACATTTAGTAGTAATGAGTTTGAGGGTGAAGTTTATGAAATACAAGTTTTTGACGAAGCCTTAGATAATAACGAAATAGTAAAATTAACTGAATTATGAAAATAGGCAAATACGAATTTAACGACAAAGAACAAGTTAAAGAAAAAATTGAGGATTTAGGTGTGGACTATGATTTTGAGGGTAACCAATATCCAACACATAACCATAGTATTGTTGAGCTAGGGAATATCGTTTTACAAAAGGGTGAATACGAGATTAAAGACGGAGAAATGCAAATGATTAAAGAGCCTATTTTAAGCGACAAATATCACGTGGACGTTATTTGGAGTGACTTAAAAGAACACCCTTGGGGTTGGAAAACTTATAGTTGCGATTTAGACACAGAGGGGATGCACAGTTTTTATGGGCTTTCATATTTAGAATATAAAATAAAATGACAATACAAGATTTGAAAATAGCGATATTGAATGCAGTCACTTTTGGAGTGAGTTTTACGCACATAGAAAATAGTTTAAAAATTATATTATTGCTTTTATCCATAGGATATACGGCACAAAAAATATACGAAACGCACAAGAAAAAGAATGACTAAAAATTTTAGTATAAAAGAATTTGAGTGTAAATGTGGCTGTGAAATGCCTGATGATGTTTTAGTTAATATCACTAAACTAGCAAACCAATTACAGTATGTTAGAGATAACGTTGCGATGCCTATAATTGTTAATAGTGGGTATAGATGTGAAGCTCATAATAAGTCCGTAGGTGGTTCTGAAAACTCTCAACACTTGCTAGGCAAAGCAGCTGATATTGTTATTCAAGGACTTGACCCTATTTTAGATACTTACGACTATTTAGATGACCTTATGTTATCTGGAGAAATACTACAAGGCGGTTTGGGTATGTACCAAACTTTTACACATTACGATATAAGGGGAAAAAATAAAGCACGTTGGAATAATGCCTAAATATAAAGATAAAAACGGAACTACAAGAGTTGGCGATGCTTTACGTTGGTTATTAAAGCAAGGCAAAGAAGTTGCACCAGAACTATTAAAAATAGCTGGTAACGTTACAGGAATAGAAGCACTAGACGTTTTAGCTTCTAAAATCGGAGATGATGAAAAACTAAGCGAAGCAGATAAACAACTTTTATTAGAAGAACTAAACTTCGATAAAATAGAAATGCAAGAAACTACTAAGAGGTGGGTTTCAGATAATAATACAGACAGTTACTTAACACAAAATATAAGACCTTTAACGCTTGCCTTTTTAACAGCTACACTGTTTATTTATATTATATTAGATAGTTCACTAGATGGCTTTAAAATAGACCCTAATTGGATTGATTTACTTTCTTCTTTATTACTTTTGGTTTACGGTGGTTATTTCGGTATGCGTTCAGCAGAGAAAATAACTAAGCATTGGAAAAATAAATAGCTTTTTACTTTTTTTTCTAAAATAAAATATATAACTTTGAATTTTTTATTAAAACTAGACATTTAGTTAAATGTTTTGTTGCCCTTAAAGGCATAAAAAACAAATACAAAATAAATAGATATAAAAAGTTAAATAAAATATAAGACTTAGGAGAACTAATCAAATGGCAAAAAAAACACAACGTAAAAAATTAATAGAAAAACTAGATAAAATATTTAGTATATATATAAGACGTAGAAACGCCATTAATGATATATCTGAATGTTTCACTTGTGGCAAACAAGACCATTGGAAGAAGCTACAAAACGGACATTTCCAAAGTCGCAAACATTATTCAACAAGATGGCACGAAAAAAATTGTCAAGTTCAGTGTGCTGGTTGCAATGTGTTTAGATATGGAGAACAATATAAATTTGCAAAGAACTTAGATAATACTTTTTATGACGGTTTAGCTGATGAATTACATATTGAAGCAAATAAAACTGTAAAGCTAGATAACACAGACTTAGAAATGTTAATAGAAAAATATGAATTGTTAATTAAAGAACTAGATACTTAATGTATATTTGTAGTGTATTGTTTTTGTTTTAAAATAGGCTAACCAGCCAAATTAAACCACTCTATTAAAAGGGTGGTTTTTTTGTTTATAATGTATTTATATTTTTTTTATTGAATTATTTGTTTTATATTTGCCTTAATATTAATTAAAACAATACAATATGAATTTATTTGAAAGATTAAAACCAGAGTACAAAGACAACCTAGAAACAGGTAACACTAAGCACCCAGCACTTGTTGGATATGCAGTTGACCAATTAGAACTTTACGAATTTGTTAGAGATATGCCATACGGATTGGTAGTTGATTTAAGGTTCTTATTAGACGTAGATAGTCCTTACGAATTATTTAAAGAGATATAATATGACTTATATAGAGGACGTTAAAAGAGCATCAAGCACAGATACAATAGACTACTTAAACGCTAGAATAAATGCGTTAGAAAAAAGAGTAGAATTTTTAGAAGCACAAATAGAAATCAAAAACAATTAATATGAACAAAGAAAAATTAACAGAGTTATATAAACTCTACAAACTTGAAAAAGAAGATGTATTCGTGCATCAACACTATTTAATCATCACCAGAAGCGGAATTGATAAAATACAGGCAGTAGCTAAAATACAAATACATTACGAAGTGGTAAAATGCGAACCAAATTTCGCAGTATTTAAAGCAATAGCACACAAAGGTTCTGCAATGATAGAAACTTTTGGTAGTGCATTGAAAGGCGAAAACTACAAAGACGGTTCAACAAATAGCTGGTACGTTGCTGAGATGGCAGAAAAACGGGCAATGAGTAGAGCAGTTCTTAAATTAACAGGCTTTTACGAACAAGGGGTTTTCGGAGAAGATGAAAGCGAAAGTTTTAAAAATAATAATAAATAATAACAATTAAAAACAAGTAAAATTATGAGTGCAATTATTAACTATTCACTACGAGTGGACAAATTACCAAAGGAGAAATTTATCGCAGGAAAAGACGGAGCGGTTTATGTAAACTTAACAATGAGTGTAAATGACGAAACAAGGTTCGGAAATAACGCATCTATTATGATTAGTCAAACACAAGAAGAGCGTGAAGCTAAAAAACCAAGAACTTACATTGGCAACGGTCAAGTAGTTTGGACTGATGGAAACATCGTGAAAGCTGAACGTGAGGAAACAAAAGAAGTGGTGCAAGAAGCTGAAACCAGCGACTTACCATTTTAACAAACTAGGGCGGTGTAATAACCGCCTTTTTTATTACCTTTACAATATGGAAGATTATATTTTTGATTTATGGGTTAATTCAGATACTCAAAATGACAGTAGATTAGTGATTGCTAATAAGGTTGCAAGTATATTTTTGCAACTAAAGAAAGAAACAAACGCTAAAAATACTGATATAATTAAAACAAAGTATAGTGATATAATTGAATTGTTAAATAAACCAAATACATTTATATTTAAACACATACAAAATAAAGGTTTTATTACAAAGTATTATTTAATATCTACTGAATTAAAACATAAAATTGATACATATAAAGAATGGTTAAAATTTAATTATGCTTATTTTGGTGATGATTTATTTTATAACCCTAATAATAATAAATTATTTAGTAGAGAATTTATTTATAATAAATTAAAGAAAAAAAGAAAAAACTTTAATACATTAAATTACCCACAAACATACATAATAAAAGACAATACAAATAATACTTATAAAATTGGTAAAAGTATAAACCCTTTAAAAAGAGAAAAAACTCTACAAAGCGAGAAGCCTAATTTAAAATTAATTAAGATATTTGAAAATAATATAGAAAAAGAATTGCATAATTTATATAAAGATTGTAGGTTAAGGGGAGAATGGTTTAAACTTAATAAGGTACAATTAGAGTATATTTGCAAAAATTACGAATAACAATAAACAAAACAATACAATAAAATGACAGAAGAACAAACTACACATAATATGTTAATGGAGTTGATTGCAGAAGAATGCACTATCGACACAGCGGCAATTATGGAATACCCACCAACAGCATTAAGTTTAGGGGAAAAAACTATACAAGCAAAAGGTGGCGAAATAACAATGCCTATTCCTATTGGAACTTATGGTAATTTTAGTTTCGTACAAGCACCACCAAAAAGTAAAAAGACATTTTTTGTATCATTACTAGCTTCGGTTTATTTAAGCGGTGGCAATAACTTTGGGGGTAAAATAAAAGGACATCGTGACGGACGTTGTTTAATGCACTTTGATACAGAGCAAGGACACTGGCACGCTCAACGAGTTTTTAAGCGTGTTCAAGATATGAGTAACACAAAAGAAATAGGTTGCTATCATACATACGCACTAAGAACAGTAGGTTATAAGGAAAGATTACAATTTATAGAACACTGCTTAGAACAAAACAAAGGTAAAAACGGTTTAGTTATTATAGACGGAATTGCGGACTTAGTTTCAGACGTTAATAATCTTGAAGAAAGTAATTTATGCGTTCAAAAAATAATGCAACTATCGGCAAAATATGATTGCCATATAGTAACAGTAATACATAGTAATTACGGAAGCGATAAACCAACAGGGCACTTAGGTTCGTTTCTTGAAAAAAAGACAGAAACACAAATACAACTAGAGGTTAATACAGTAAATAAAGAGTGGATAACAGTAAGTTGCAAACGCTCTAGGGGTTATGCTTTTGAAACTTTTAGCTTTAGTATTAACGAGTTTGGATTGCCTTTTGTAGTTGGCGAGATATACGACCCTTTGGAATACTTTGTACCTAGAACACTAACACCAAATAAATAAATGACACCAATTTTAGAACTAGCTTATAAAAAGCATAATGATTGGAATAACATTGTAAAGAGTTTCGGCTGCAACCCTTCAATGAGCGAGGACGTTGTTATGGAAATGTATATTCAATTAGATGCTGATGTTAAAAAAGGTTTAGACCTTTACTATAAATCTCAAATAAACCATTATTATTGTTATAAAGTTCTAAGAGGTATTTACACAAATTTATATAAGTCAAGCCTAAGACAAAAGAAAGTTTATTTAGAAGATATAAACGAGCTAAAAGAAATACAAGAAAGTGGAATAGATGAAAAAGAATGGGCGAAGCAGCGTGACCATATAGACAGCATATTAAACGAAATGTATTGGTATGATAAAAAGATATTTGAAATAGTCGCTAAGGGCGTAAGCGTTGCAGAGTTAAGCAGAAACACTAAAATAAGTTATTACTCACTTTACAACACATATACAAACGCAAAGAAACATATAAAAAACAAGCTATGATATCTAAGTTTCAACAGGATTTAAAAAATGGAAAAGAATATGAGAGCAAAGCGTTATCAGATATTCAACTAAAATATCCTAAGGCGTATATAATAGATGGTTATTGTTTAGATTGGGATATATATATACCAGAACTTAAAATAGGCGTTGAGGTTAAAAGCGATGCACAGTATCAGAAAACAGGAAATTTTTATGTTGAGTATTTTTGTAATGGGAAACCAAGTGGAATTGCAACCACCAAAGCAGATATATATTATATTTATTTAGATAAATTGTATATTATTAAAACAGAGGTTTTAAAAGATAAATGCAGAAAATATATAAACACAAACCGAGATAAAAAAGGCGGAGATAATATGGCTAGTAAAGGAATTATTTTACCATTAAATGAATTATTATGAGATTAGGAGATTTAGTATATTACATTACTTATTACACTGGCATACATTGGCTAGTAAAAAAGATTAGCAAAGCACTAGGAAAAGACTGTGGTTGCGACCAAAGGCGTGACGATTGGAACGACATTAATATAGAGTTATGAGAATAGAAGATAGAGAAGCGTGGATTGACTTTAAGGCAAATGTAACCACAAAGCTAACAAAAGACCAATACAGGCTACTGTGTACGCTACACGCTCGTTATTTAAACCATAGATACTATGAGCCTTGCAGTTGCCGACCAAAAACATTAGTAATGTGGATAAAAGATATTGATAACATATATAACAAAATTTAATGATTGAGAAAATACATAATTGGGAAAAGGCAGTAGTAACACTTTTAAACCTTGACGGTTGGAATTTAACACATACAGGAAAAGGTAATGAAAGCTGGGACGCCACAGGCACAACTCCCAAAGGTCAAGAATGTGTTATCGAAATGAAATTTAGAAATAAATACTATGACACCAAAATAATAGAAAAATTTAAGCACGATAAATTAATAGAAACAGGTAAAGTCGCTTTGTACTTAGTAAATGACCCAAAAGGTAATTATATGTTCTGGCTCAATAATTTAAAAGACTTACAAACAAAAGATATATACTGTCCTGATACAACGCTGTGGACTAAAAAGAAAATATTAAAGCCTTGTTACTTGTTAAAAGAGAAAGATGCTGCAATAATTAACCTTAATGAAGAACTAGAAATTGGTATATGGGATAGCTATTTTGATATAAAAGAAAAAATAAATAAAAAAAATAGTTAATAATTTGTTTATAATTAAAATAAAGTTGTATATTGCGGTATATTAATAAAACAAAAACAAAACATTATGACAACTCTAGAAGAAATTACAGAATTAGAAATGGATATTCAATATCAAGAAGCTATTTTATCAAATGGGTGGCACGACACTCAAGAGGGAAAATATGAGGCTCAAGCTGAATTAGAAGAATTACAACAAAAATTAAGAAATTTAAAAAAATATACCAAGTAATAAAATAACAAAGGGGGTGTAAAAACCCCTATTAAAACAAAACATTATGAACACATTTTCAATTACATTTAAAAACAAGAAAAATATTATGGTTACAAAAGGCTTTAAATTTGAATGTCACACCGTTAATAAGGCTAGAGAGATGTTTGAAAATTTAAACGATTGTACCGCTAGAAGTATCACTAAACATTAAAACAAAACATTATGAAAAAGACAAAAACAGGACTACACATTGAAACTAGAAAAAACCGTATTGAGGTTTACACTAAAAAAGAATTACGAGAAAAAGAACGTAAAGAGCAAGAATATAGAAACCTTATAATAACAGGAACTATTTTACTTTTAGGTCTTTTAATTTTTACTTTTGGTTTAATTATAGGTTCTAAGATATAATGACACCACTACAAAAACAGTCTTACAATTTATGGTTTAATCACATAGCTAATTTAATTATGCAATGGAGTAAAGAAAAACCAGCCAATACAGACTTAAAAAATATGGTGCAAGGAATGACAGAGATTGGTCAATATGTAAACGGTTTAAGCGTTGAGAATACAGTATTGACTAGACGTATAGATTTGATACGAGAAGAAAAAAACAAACAGTTAATAATGTTTAAAGAACAAATAGAAAAATTAGAAAACGATTTAAAACAATACGAAATATGAGTTGGTTAGATAGTTATATAGATGAACCAGATACAAAGACAGAGTGTGCCTGTTGTGGTTCTGAAACAAACGGAGATTATTATTGTTCAGTTGAATGCTTTAATTTAGATATAAAATGATACTACTAGTAGATGCAGATAGTTTAATCTTTGCAGCTTGTTATAAAAAACGAGAAAACCCAGAAGATGATAAATACTATCGAGATATAGAAGAAGCCCAAGCGAAGTTTGATGAGCAATTTATGAGCATAGTCAATAAGCTAGAAGATATGTACCCTATCGAAAAAGTAATAACATTTAGTGGTTCAAAGGGAAACTTTAGAAAGTTAATTACAAGCGAATACAAAGCCAATAGAAAAAAGCAAGAGTTACCGCCTTTGTTAGATGAGATGCATCAATACGTAAAAGACCAATACGACAGCATCTGGGGTTTTGGAATTGAAACAGATGATAT